GCGGCATAGTAGCGTAGGGGTACAGGCAGTGCGCCACGTTCAGCAATCCCAATGAACCTAGCTGTTCTTGTCTCTTCGATCGTAGACTTAGTGCCGAGTCGTGCGCCGACCAAGGCTTGAATTTGTGGGTTCTCGTGCTCGAGCAATGCTTTGAACGCTTCGTCTGTTTTAGAGAACGCATAGGTCTGCTTGCCTGTCGTGGGGCTTGTCTTCATGGGGGGCGCAATCCCATACGCAACCAATATATCCGCAAACTTGTTGTTGCTCATCAAGTCGTCTTTGGCAAAGTTCTCAAGCAACTCGTCTTTGCGTTGCTTCTCCCACAGCAAATGGTCAACCAACATGTTCTTATCTAGGCGCAACACGGGGTCGGTGAACATGCGCACAGTCAAGTCAATGAGTCGCAACTCAGTCGGTGGGAAGTCCTTAGCCATTGCATTGAACAGAGCATACGTAAGGGAAACGTCATTCTTGCAGTACTCACCATAGCGGGCTAACTGTTCAGGGCTGAAGTCCTGACGCCGCAGACCTAACGCATTTTCTACCTCCGTGCCTTTCTCGCCAAGATCGTAGTGATTCGCTAGCACTTTCAAGCTACCGCCTACTTGCGTACCATGCAGGGCTCTGCCCATAGACAAAGTATCAAGCCAACCTTTGGGGCTGACTCCGTAGACCCACTTCAAAATTGCACCATCGAACGGGGCGTTGTGGGCTAACGCCAAAGAATTCGCCCAATCGTATCGGGTAAGGAACTGGTGCATGGATTCACCATCGCCACTAAACCACTCGGGCTCACCATCGTTGACCTGTACGGCTACGCCAATAGTCTGAAACTCAGGGCTACGAACGTATTCCTCCGTGGTAACTTTTGTTAGGGAAAACTCACGGGAATAATATGTCTCAAAGTCAATCGTTAGTATGTTCACTTGAACAACCCCGTTCCTGTTGCTATTGATTTAAGGTTGGCAACGTCGGCTTCGTTAAGTGTTTGGTTGCCAATCGACAAAGTGTTTGCCAATGTGGATGCACCGCTTAGCTGATATCTACCTGATGTTCTCATAGTCAGACTGTCTTCCATCTCTTCTTTGAGTAGCTCTTTCACCACTAGGGTGTCGAACTCTTTGCGTCTCACTTCTTTGAGTGCCTCATGCAATGCGCCCTTCTCGGGCTCGGTCAGCACCTCACGAAAGTTTGCGGCAAACATAAACCGCCACTTGGGTGCATCCCCAAAAAACTCATCTGGGTTTGATTCCATACGTGCTACCAAGGTACGCACTCCGCTACACATTTCGCTCATTTTGTACACTCCGCTATAACATTTGTTAGGAAATCGAGATTGGTCTCGTTGATGATGCACGTATACCCGCCAGCCGTGTTGATCGCTTGCAGATTCTTCAGTTGTAGTGCCGTTGCCTGACCCTTGCCCGCCTTGGCTTCGATCGCTAGGAACTTGCCGTTGACGCAACACAAGAAGTCAGGCACACCGCTATTACCGTAGCCAGTACCAATCGGCATAGCGTAGTAGACGTTGTGGGCTTTTAGGATAGCCTTGATCTTTGCCTTGACCTTGGCTTCAGGTGTCGTTGCCATAGATCATGCTCTTCCATACTGAGACCGAAGGCATGTGGTTGTGCGACTTGGTCGGTGTCGTATAACCATTGTGGGCAATCCATCCAAGCGTACTCAGAGTGCGTACACCTGATACCCATACGTTAGGGTGTAGTTCTGCGGGGCGGAATAAAAGGTTCTTGCCGCAATGCTCTCGGAACTCATCGCCGAGAACAACGGGCTTTGACACTAGCAACTCTTCTGCTAGCTCTAGGTAGCGTTCAACAAACTCGGGGTTTGTTTTGTTTGCTTTCGACCAACACTTGTCAGCAAGGGCAAGTGCGTTGTCCATACGTTCGCTCATCTGATACTCCAAAAAGTTTTCGAGCCCTGATGATAGCACAGCCTTTGACAAAGTCAATAGTACAGACGTAAAAAAGCCACCCGAAGGTGGCTAGTGGTTACCCTAACAAATGTTAGGTGTCAGGCTGTTTTCTTGTTGTTCTCAACATTCCAAATCTCACGCTCAAGATACCATTGCGCTTTACGCAAGTCTTGCAGTCGGTTGCCTTTGTGGTCGGCACGTGTCAGATACTTCACCACGTTGCCGAGGTTGTACCCAAGCTTCTTCGCTTCGATGAAGTCGATCGTCTCGATACCACCTACTTTGTAATGAGCAGGGTGATTCACCGGATCAGCTTTTGGTTCGAACATCTCGATCTGAACGGGCACGTTGTGATTCACACCTTGCATGGGTGTGTTAGATGAACTAATGGATATAGTCTTCCAATTGGATATTGTCTTGTCCATAACTTTCTTGTGTATTTTCATTGCTTTAGCCTTGGCTCGTTGTGCCTTGGCTTTCTTCTTGTTGTTCCACATAACTGTGTACACATACTGAAGCCCTGTGCCTATGGCTTTGGCAATCTCTGGCGGCTTAGCCTGTGGGTTCTTGGCTACGTACGCACGTATTTGCTCGGCTTTGGTTTTTGTTTTCTCAGTTGTAGTTACAGCTGGGGTTGTTGCTAATTCAATCATGGTGTTTCCTTGGTTTGGTTGTTAACGTACTCGGTAAGAATCTCTCGCATCTTGGCTTGCTTTGTATACGCATGGTGTGTGTTGAAGTAATCCATCACATCCTTTGATAGACGCAAGCTCGTGCAGAATAGGGCGGGCTTCTTACCAACACCTCGCCCCCTGCGTTTTTGTTCGGGTTTTAAAAATTCAATTCCTGTTGTCATTCAGCATCCTTTCATAATACTTTTTAGGAAATGGGTCTCTCTTCTCTAGCTCGGCACGTAGCCACTCAGCACCACCGAGCTGTTTGAATATCAACCATTGCTTGTCAGTCATTCGCATGTACCTGTGCTTTAGGGGCTCGGGCGGTTTTGGTCTTGGCATTTAGTAGATTCCTTGAAGTTACTTTGTTAGCCCAACATGTCGAACACGACCACCGAGTCGGTGACAACTCGATGCCCCCCTCGGGGGGTCGCATCTCTTCGCATTTGTTGCACAACTTGTACTTGTGTATGGGTTGCTTACTCCCAAGTTGAAGTTGTCGGTTTACAAATCCATTCATTTAACCCCCCTCATCATCAAGAGCATCGTCAGCGCTTCGGTCAATGACTCACCCTCGGGCACTATGTACAGCTCAGTAACCCAATCACTTCGGCTATGGTTCTTACTTGGCTGATACGTACGTAGTGTTAACACCTTGCCGTTGATTGCATTTGAAATTGAAATGCCTGTCTGGTCTTGCGGGGCGATGTCTGCTTCCATTGCCCTTGCTAACTTAGGCTGATCGTTCAGCAACCAATCTCTAATCCATTGTTTAATGCTCATCTGCTAGCACTCCATCTATAAAATATCGAGCCCTCTTAACTAAGTCGGCAGGGCTGTTCTCTGCTTGGATACTTGATAGCATCCGGTCAAGGTCAACCAACGCAAGGTAATACTCTTCACCTCGTAACGCATGCTTGAGTCTGCCCTCGTCTTGTGGATACGTGAACTCAAGTACGGCTTTCATACGCTGCTCCCTTGGTGATGCGTATAAGCAAGCGAGCCTTACGAAATGTCCTACGTATGTCAGTAGATGCGGCATCGACCCACTTGAACTTAGGGTGATCGCATGGGCGCAAAGGGATAGCCTTTGAACTGTATTTCAACTCTTTCATTTCATTCTCCTTCTCTAACATTTGTTAGGTTTCGTCGACCAACAACACAAAGATTTCACTCGTTACTTTGCATCCCACATCGGTGAGATACTGCTCATCTTCCACCAACTTGAGCATGCCTACCTTCATACGCATATCTTGAGGGAGCGTATTATCATCGTATAGGTCTACCTTGTCACCTATTTTGACTAGATATTTACCCGAGTCTTTGACTACTAGCGCAGTCTGATTCCTACCGAACTCTTCTTGCACTCGCTCGATAGTCTTCATCTCGGTGTCGAGTACCTCTAACTTTTGTAAGCTCTGGGTAACACTTTTCTTAGTAGACAGCACCGCTTCCTTCTCGATGAACTCCAAGAACATTTCATAGCCATTGGTCTCAGCCCACTTCAGTATTGCGCCTTGCACCGTACCTTTAAGGTTGCCACGCTCACGCTCTTTGTTCCAGCTCGCTCGAGTCACTACACGTTCTGCCGCATCCTTAGCCTTCTGTATACGCTCGGATGGGTTCATCTTGCCAAACATCTTCTTCGCCATGAGGATAGCTTTGTCGGCATCTTGGGTACGATACGAATCGCTACGTTGTCTGCCCTTACCGATACGATCGTTGCTGATAGAGATAACCTTACCCCTGTTACCCATGTACGACAAGCCAATCTGACCTAGCTCTTCACCATCTAGCTTGACTGTGAACCCCATAGCTATTCGGTTGTT